TTTGAGCCGTAGCTCCTTTTTCAAAATCCATACCATCTTCATTTAAAGCTGGTTGATAATCATCAACAATTTTAGATTCTTTAAATAGTTCTCTTGGAAAGGGACCTGTCGGATTTGTTACTTTATTAGGAACAGGGTGAGCCTGTTTGGCTTTTACCCTTGTTGTTTTCATTCTTCAGCCTTGGCTTTGGAAGCTTTCTTTTTAGGTTCTTCTCTTAATTTAAAATCGCCACGAATTGCTCTAGGGAGTAAATGTTTTGGTAAACAACGATTGCAATAATCTACCGGTCTAACTCCACGGTCTGCCATTGTAAAATGAGCGTCATTTTCACAATTTGCACATTTAATCGCCATATTTATCTCCTAAAAATATAGGGCAGATAGTCTGCCCTATAAATTAAATTATTCTTCTGATGCGCCTGGTTCAGCTAAAGGAAATTCTCCTCTTGCTGCTGCAGCGCCTAAATGTGTAGGTAAGCAATCCCAGGCATAGTTTCCTGCAGCTTCTGGGTATCTATCTGCTGGAACTGTGTAATGAGCTTGTTTACCACTAATATCGCAAACTACTGTAGGTGTAGGTGCTTTGGGTGTTGTTGCCATTTATTTTATTCTCCTAAGTCGACAATAGGGCAGGAGGTCATCCTGCCCTATTAGTTTATCTTAAATTACGACGCTAATACAGCGCTAGGGTCAATGTCTTTCCCAGCGGACCAGCGAATGTTGTCTCTCATTTCAAAATGTAAATGAGGACCAGATGAGTTGCCAGTATTACCGGATTCCCCGATATGTTGGCCCTTCAATACTGTGTCTCCTGGTTTAACAAGAGACTTTGAAAGGTGAGCGTAGATTACCCACCCACCTGTTACTTTTTGCACAATTTGGGTTCCATAAGATTTTCCCCAAGATGCATTTTCAATTTTTCCATCAGCTACGGCAATAATGTCTGTGCCTTCTTTGCACGCATAGTCGACACCAGTGTGATAACCTTTTGACCACATTTTTCCTGTTTTTTTATAAGGTGTGGTAATTTTTCCATCTTTAATAGGTGAGCCCATTAATGAATCAGTCCTTTGAATTGTCTAATTTCAGAAACAATATCTGATTTTCCGTTGTGATAAACCATACAAGAAATAGGTGTTCCTGGTTTAGCATTGAAATACCAAAATAACGTAAACTGCACAGAAGTGACATCTTCGGGTACAGCGTAAGTATTAGTACCAGTAGTGTCGTTCTTGCCTTTATAGTCTCTTGAGTAATTCATTTTTACATATGTTGGTCTACCAGTTTTAGGTAGAGTCAAATGTAATTGTGCTTCCCAAAAACAATGACCTTCTTTTGTAGGGTCAATAGCGTCTTTACCGTTGAGCACCATAGGTGTCCAAACATTTGGTTTAAAAGACTGTTTGTTTTTATCGTCTTTCCATTGAATGTACAAGGTTTACTTAGCACCCTTACCGAATGCTTTATCATTTGGATTCAAAGCACGCATTGCTACTGGAAGTACTGCTGCTACACCAGCACTTAAAATCATTTTAAGTGAATCGGCGTTTAGAGATGCAATATCTCCACCAGTTGCTAAAAATGCAGCAAGAGCTGCGGCTGCAAAAGAACGTGCGTATGAGGATGCTGCTGCTTTCATAGATTTTGACATATTTCTTCCTTCTAGAGGTTGTGCCGTTTTTACCGGCTCTATAAAGTCTGCCCCAAAGAAGTTGGGAGCGTCAGCCTAAATTAGTCTTTTGTTTCCTCAACATGCTGATGAAACTTGCCCTCTAAGCGGGCTAGTGATACGCGGACTTCTACCATTTCGCGCTTAATATCATTGACGACATCTTTTATTGAACCCCCGCCATTGGGTTTTAATTCTATTAAGTATGATTTAACAATCCATCGTACTGATAAAACGACGGTTCCTAAAAAGGCTGCAAAGCCGGATAAGGTAGCTGCCCAATCCATGAGAGTCATTAATAGTTCATTTCTGTTTGTAGTTTTAACTAAACAGTTTGTTGTCCGTGTAATGCCACGTGTACTTACTTATTTATACATTACTTTAGTAACACCTGTCACTCTAAAAACAATACTTTTAGTTCGCCTTGACTTGAGTACGAAAGTTTGATTGGCTAGATATACCTGAGAGGAGCAAGAATATTGCTTAATATCAGAAAGATAACACACTCATGTGTGTCATTGTTGGTAGTAGCTGCATTTATAGTTACACCGGCAATAGCATCTCCGCCAACAGAACCTAAATCTGTAACTATGGCGGCTACAACAGAACCTAAAACAACAGTTAAATTAACTCGTGTTACAGTTTCTGTAAGTAGAACAGATGCAAGAGAAGCAATCATTAGCCCATATGCAAAATTCTTTGATGCAGAAGCCTTAGCGTTTTTAATGGTTCATGCAGAAGGTTGGGACTTGCAAGAATGGAAATGTTTGCGTAATGTATGGAACAAAGAAAGTCGTTTTAATCCTAAAGCTCAGAATAAAAATTCAACAGCTTATGGTATCCCACAGTTTTTAGATTCAACTTGGGAAGCTTACGGATTTAAAAAGACTTCTGATGCCAAAGAACAAATAATAGCCGGACTAGCTTATATCGATAAAAGATACGGGAGCGCATGTAATGCATGGAGTCACTGGGAGCGAAAACGCTGGTATTGATAAATTTAAAGCACCTTTTTTTGATGGGTCACAACCATGTGCCCAAACAGACCCTGATTTGTTTTTTCCAAACAATGCAGCGGAAGGCGCAATAAATATTAAATATACTAGAAAAATTTGTAAATCCTGTGAATTCAAATCTCACTGTCTTGAATACGCACTAACAACTCCATTAATAATGGGAGTATGGGCTGGTACCACAGAACACGACCGAGTAGTTATACGAAGACAAAGACGAACTTCTAAACGTTAAAAAAAGAAAGCCCCTGGATAACCAGGGGCTTTTTTATTTGGGTTATTAGGCCCAAGAGGTGATTGTAATCGTGGCAGTTGTAGCAATGCTTGCTGCGTTTGCTGCTGTGCTTTGGGTTTTGACTGTTCCAGATGCACCAGTTAAACAAGTTCCAGGTGTGATAGCGCCTGTGTCGGCAACTGTCCATCCTGTACCTGCGATAACAAGTGTGCTTCCTGAACCACCAGTTACAGACCAAGTACCAACAAGTGCTGCTGGGATACCTGTACCAGCTGCAATAGTAACCTTTGTACCTACTGGCCATGTGCTTGTTCCGCCAGAGACGGTTACAGTTGCGGCAGTAGTTGTTGTAACGTTAATCTGAGTTGGCTGTGTAGCTGTATTTGTAACTCCGGTGGTATTTGTAATGTTAGCTAATTCGTAACCAGCATCCAAAAGTTCATCAAGAGCTAATGCTGTTGTATCACCAAGTACGTTAGGTACAACGATGTATGCAGTTCCTGAAACAAATGCACCATCACCTGAAGCGGCTGCTGTTGTAGATTCAACCTTGCCGTATTGACCAGTGATTGATACACCACTTCCTACTGCACTTGTAACTGTAAATCTAGTTGCATTTGCAGTTGCTACTGTTGCTGATGACAAGTTAAATGCAGAAGTTGTAAGACCTGTAATATTTACAGTGTCTCCTGCTGCTAATTTATTTTGTGCGGTGTATGTAACAGTTGTTCCATTTCCACTTGCAGCTGTAACAATGTAGTTACCGGTTGCTGCTGTAAATGATGGATAACTTGCCCATTCACCTTCTGCAATGTTGTGGTTGTTAAATGCAGGGGTTACTACGTTTAGGCGTCCACTTGCAACTTGTGTAGTTGCTGCCCATGCATAATCTGCACCAACACCAGGAAGTGAGCTAATAACTACTTTTGCTTGTGCTGTTGCACCAGTTACTGCTGAGCCTGTGGCTGCGTTTGTAACAGTGAATTGGCTTGAAGAAGCTGTTGCAATTAAAACGTTTGTTAAGTTAAATGCAGCTGTTGATAAACCTGTAATTGTTACAGTCTGTCCAGCAATGAATGTATTTGTTGCAGTATAAGTTACGGTTCCAGCAGTTGCTGAAGCTGCAGTTACTACTGCTGTTTGATATTGAATTTCGTCAGAACCAGTAGTTCCACCGAAATTGCTAATTGAAGCAGCACGGTCATCGTTTGGTTGCATAGGAACGTTACCCCATACAAAATCAACGGCAACATTGCTTGAGGAATCTAATAAATTCCCGTTGTTATTTACTGCCATGTTTTACCTATTCTCTAGAGTTTGGTTAACAGTCCCATGCGCGTAGGGACTTGTTTATTCGGCTATTCGGATTGTTAGCGGTTTTAGAAGACGTATTTTTCTTTTTCATACCTTCCATGCGAGCACAGAAAGACTTTCTCCGGGCGGCGGACTTAGGCGATTTTTTCGCCTGCTCACGCTTTACCGGTGGTTTAAGGTTACTACCTGGATTAGCTTTTTCGTAGGACTTACGTCCCTTTTCATTAAGGCCGCCTTTGGGGTTTTTACCCGCCTTGCGTTGCCACGCTTCAGATTTCGCCATAGGTCAATTCTAATTAGATTACCAGCCGTTTTCACGCCCAACACAAACTTACTGCTACGATTAAGGTATGAAAAAAATAATGCACTTTTTTCACTATCCAGAAGTAGGGACTGTGCTATCTCCGCTTCCAGCCCATAGATTTATCCCAGAATGGTATAAGAAATCTGAATTAACTCTTTCAGATGGAGAGACTCCAGGGCTAAGGTCTTGCATGCCTTACTTTGATGCAATGGCAAGCGGTTGGATTATTAGGTTAGACCAAGACCTACATATATCGGTAGATGAAAACGGTGTAAAACATTTTAAATGGGATGAAGATAGCCAAGTACTACATGCTAGACCTTTAGAACTTGGAAAATACATGGTTCCTCCTGCTGGGTATTCTCATGAGGGAATTGCTATTTATCTTAAAGTTGGTTATAAAACACCTAGAGGGTGGAGCTTATTAGTGACCCATCCGTTTAATAGATTTGATTTACCATTCATGGCAGTATCTGGAATTATGGATGCAGATAAATGGAATACTCCAGGAAATATACCAGTATTTTTTAAAAGTGATTTTATTGGAACTATTCCTAAAGGCACTCCGATAGCACAAGTGCTGCCTATTAAAAGAGCAGAATGGACTAGTACTTGGCACTTAAATATTAGAAGAATAGCAAAAGCATTAAAACAATCTAGAGATAACCATAAAGGTAATTACAGAAAAAACTTTTGGGTTAAAAAAAGTTATAAGTAATTAAGCTGGGTCTGATTCGCGAGGGAAGTTAGGGTCTCTCATAACGGCATCTTCGTTTCTTAATTGCCACTCTTTATCGTCAATAAACCCATCTTCGTCATTAAACTTCCAACCTGGAATTACTGCAGGTTCTAATTCATCTGGAATACGAACAATTCTAGGTTCGCTTAATAAAACTGCTGCTAGTCTATCTGGAACGTGAATAGTATCAGCCACTACACCATCAATGATAAAAGCAATTTTATGAGGTGGTTTTGGGTTTGCACCTTGTGGTGTTGGGTTTGCAAATGCCATTTTGTTCTCCTTAGTCTGGTATGTAGTCGTATCCTACTTCAACAGAGTACGGGTCATCTACTGCAATGACCAACGCTTCTCCATCTTGTAGTTTTTTCATATTTGCATAAAAATCTGGATGAGCACTAATTTTTTGAATAACTTTATTAGCTGCCTTATCAACAATCACAACAACTATGTTTTCCGATGAAGGCATTTTTTGACTAAAAAGATTATCTAAAGATTCTGCCATTATTGCTCCTCTGTCATAGAAACGGATACTTGACCCCATTTTCCAACAGGGCATTCAGCGTTTAACAGCTTAGTTTTCATATCCATAAAGCAACCACATTTTTTACATTGACGTGTTGCTTTAACAAAAAACTCACAGGACTGGCATATATTAATTCTCTCTTCTGCAACAGCCGGAGCTATGTTATTAAGGTTTTTATTAAATATATCCCAAGGTCTAGCTGGTCTATTAGGCATTTCAGTCATATATCTATACTACGCTATCTCTACGTTAATGTCATCTACGGAGTCAGATGCGTTTTGAGTAGCAGGAGCTAAAGCAACGCCATATCTACTTTGAGCCGCGCCAGAAACTACAAAGGTAGTTCCTGAACCAATTTGGGTATCAGAGGTATTGTATCCACGCAATGTAATAAGGGTGCTAGTTAAAAATAATCTAATTTTAGCTATTAGCGTGTATGACCCCGAGTTGTGTCCATCAAAAGTTGTAGTCAATAAATTAGTAGTAACAGGATTAGTAATAGAACCAGCTACAGACCTAAATATCTTTAAAAAGTGAAATCTATCAGTTTTATTAGCAAAAGAACAACAAGAAGAACAGTTACAGTTCCAACTTGAACATCTACCTGAAGGAACGCAATAAGTAATAATAGGGCAGCAGTCGTTAAAGCAATCATAAATCATGCAACAAGCACAACAAGTAGAACATCCAGTATTTACTGCATAATTGCTTAGATTGTAATCTGTTGCTGCAACCCACCAAGAATTAGTATCCGTTACCCAAAAAGCAATTCCTGCTCCACCTCCAGATATAGAAGCAGTAGAAGTTGTATTTTGAGTAGTTCCAAGGTCAATAGTTGCCATTGGATAGTTTGAACCACCAGAAGAACTTTGAGCACGGTTTGAAACAATATTCCAAACACCGCGAAGATTAGTCCATGCTTGTCCAGAAAGAGCTGTACCTAGGCTTCCAGCAGAGTTTACCCTATTAAATAAATCTGAAATACCAGATGAAAACCATTGTTTCCAAGAACCACCAACTTTTACCCAAGCTTGTTGTCCTTGTTTCCAAGAACCGCCAACTTTTGCATAAGTATTAGTTAGTTGTTTCCAAGAGTTACTGTCTTTTAAATAGCCCGGCATTGTTCTCCTAATTATTAAGGCGTGTATTTAATCCAGATGTCGCCGTTTTTTCCGTTTGCTGATATAGGGTCAACTGTTGAAACTAAAATTTCTTGATGACCTTCGTTATTAACAGCGTTAACAACAGGCCCATAAACTACAACTGCCATTAGGAAATTTCAACTCCTGAAACTGTAAGAGTTATAGAAGTTCCAGCACTAGCTGATGCAAAAAATGATTCCCCAGCTTGTAAAACAACGGATAGATTATCCATTGTTAAAACTGAGTTAGCAGCGATAGTTACTCCTGAAACTAAAGCGGAAGAAGCTGCTACTGCGCTTACTATTGAAAAGTTAAAAGTAACTGCTGAAGCAGATGTGTTAGCAGCAATAATGCTTTTAATAATCGCTGAAGTGGATGCTGGGCATGTATAAAGCGCTGAGCTGCCACTAGTTGATAGTTGGACTGGCATTGTGCCAAGTCGTTTCGGTGTATATGTTGCCACTAAAATCCTTTCAAAAGCTCTATGTATTACAGTACGATACAGGTAATAATTTTACTACCTAAACTAGTTGGAGCTCTCCCCGTTGGGGCCTCTTCCTGGCTGTGGGTAAGAAAAAAACAAAGGTTCTTCTTTACTTACCGGAAGTTTACGAATACCAAATCGTGAGTCTTTTACGGTTTTAGAAACCTCTTTATAGGCTTCAAATGCTTTAGTTAAACGTTCCATCTAATCCACTGCATCGCTTCCGTAGGTACCCCATCAATTGCGCCTTTAGCACGAGTTAGGGCGTCTCTAAAATCTCTAGAATTGGCTCGAGAGATGTTTTCTACTCTATCTACCTTTAATTCTTGATTACTTAGTTTTTTTGTTATTAGCTTTTTTAACATTTTTTGGTTTTGAGCCAGTTGTAGGAGAAGCAGGTTTTGAAGAACCTCTTTTACTAAATTTAACTGAAGTTCCGCCATGTTTAATTTCTGTAGCATGTGGGTATCTTGTAGCAAATTCATGAACTGTGTCAGCTTCAAATCTTTGTTTTTCTAAAGCTTGATTATGTGATTGTTTTGCTTCTTCAGCTTTATATTGAGAAAATTGTTTGCCTTTTTTAATCTCTCTAGCAGAGTCTCTATTTTTCATTTCGTCTTCTACATTGGCAGCATGGGCTCTATCTACCATGCGATTAGAAGTTTCAGTTTTACCAAACTTACTTCCGCCACCAAGGGCGCTACCTACTACTAAACCGAGAACACCTTTAGCTGCTGCACCCATTTTAGGAATAGCTTTTTCCATGTTTTTAAGTTGGTTCATTTCAGACATACCTTTAATTATTCATCCAAAGGGAAAACTTCACTTGCTAAACGCTTAATCCTCTCGTTTTTTAATAGGTGAACTGTTTCAAAATACCCAGCCCCATCAACTAGGTTATCTCTTTGGGGTCTATGAATTTCACGGGATATTTTAAGAGCAACCATACAAAGACCTACTTGTTCTGGGGTTATCTCTTTTTCAAGGATTACAGACCATAATTTAGCAATTCTAGTGAAGTTATCTAGTGGATGGTCATAATTATCTTGACGAGGGCCACGGACCACGCTATGGGCTTCTAAAAGTATGCTGTCGTCTTCCATAATAGAACCCTATCACAGAAGACGACGCTACTTGTAAACGACTTACTTAGACTTCTTATCCTTTTTATGTGGATTTTCTTTATGCCACTTTTTTACTTCTTTAACGCCTTGTTTAACAGATTTGGTATCAGCCATTTTGGTCAAGTTAATCTTGTCCCATTTACCACCTTTTTTCTTAGTGTGGTCAACAATGACTTTGCCATCTTTCTTGTAAACTTTGTGAGGCTCACCACCAGCTTTTAAAGTCTTTGATGGTTCCTTTTTGTGTTTAGGCATTTGCTCCTACTTTTCAGCCTTTTTATCTACTGAGTTAAAGGCAGAGTTGATTTCTTCAATGCTTAGTCTACCATCATCTATAAAGCCTCTTGCTAATTTTTCAACTACAGTGGCAACACCTAGAGTTCCTGCAAGGATGACTGCACTTAAGGTATCTATACCTACAATTGCACCAGCACCAATAACTCCAAGACCATTAGCTGCAAATACAGCGATTATCCTAAATAGGATGTTCTTAATACCGCTAACTGCACCCATTTTCTTTTCGTCGTCTAACTTTACTTCTTTTGCCATTATTCTTCTTCTTTCCTTATTCGTATAGTTACTAACCAAAGTGCAAGAACTAAAATAATTGCATATCCAACTATTGTTTTTGCACTACCTTCTAAAACTAACCATGCTGCAAACATACCTAGTAAAGTCCATAATTGATTTAGTGTTTCAATAAATGCTTCTACTAACCAGGCGTATATAAAAACTACAAGTTTCCATAGTTTTTTTAATACGTAAGCAATTAGGTTATAGATACCTACTGCAAAACTAGTTACTACTTTAACAACTTCCTGGACAATTGCTTTAACGACTTTTACTACGAACTTAACTATTGCTACAGGAATGTTGACGATGTATTTGACCAGGGAAATTAGAGCTTTTAAGGCCCATTTAAAAGGCTTTAATAAGGCCTTTATCACTTTATCCTCCTGTGGTTTTTTATTTTCTGTGGTTTTCTACGGCTCTTTGGTTTTAGCTTTTTCTTGCCTTCACCAGAGCCGCCTCCTCCGCCGCCGCCGCCAGAGCCACCGCTTGATGGTGCTGGAGCAGGAGGAGTTGTTGTAAGAGCCATTGTTCCCAAAACTTGGGATACGATGACTGTTGCAACAACTACTTGCTGTGAGTCTTCGCGCTGCTCTTCTGTCATATCAGCGCCTAATTGACCAAGCGCTTCTAATACTTGTCCCGGATTGTCAAAGGCTTCTGCTAATAAATCAGCAGGATTATCTAGTTGTTCAAATACAAGTGCAACTCCTGCTTCTATAATAACGCCTTCAACGTATTCAATTGGCTGATTTGGGTCTAATGCTTCAAGAAAAGCCAAAGTTTCTTCTTCATTTAATTCTTCAAGAACTTCTGATGCAGGAATAACTTCATCTAATTGATATTCGTAATCAGGATTAAATTCTTCTAAAGCCTCTTGTTGAATTTGTTCTTCTTCTGATACGATGTCAACAGGTTCTTCAATAGGAGTAGGTTCAGGTGAAAAAGAAGGTTCTGGTTCTAGTTCTGGCTCTAATGTCTCTTCCGGCGTTGGGTCTACTAATGGTTCGTCAGGCTCTGTCACGTCAGGTTCTGGATTTGGATTTGGGTCAATTGGATTTTGAGTCTGAGTTGGCTCAGGAGAAGGAGTAGGAGATGGCGTTTCTGTTGGGGTTGGTGTTGGGCTACTTGTTGGTGAAGGTTCTACAGGAGTTGGACTAGGTGAACTGGTTTCAGAAGGTGTTACTGTTGGCGTTGGGGTTGGCGTTACTGTTTCTGTTGGTGTAGGGGTTGCAGTAGGACTAGGTGTAGGGCTTGGAACAGGTGGTTGAGTAATAGTTTGAACACTTAATGGAAAAACTTGACCATTTTGAACATATCTAGCACCATATCTTGCACCTCCTGGTGCGTTAGAACTTACTTGATAAGTTGGAGTCCAAGTATAGTTAACTGGATTTACTTCTGCCAACATTCTTATATATACGGGACTTCCAGTTGTTTGACCCCATACCATTACTTTCCAGTCAACGCATATAGACGTTGCAGTCGAACCATATCTAACATATAAATCATTACCATAACCCCATCCAGGGCTCCATACTCCAGGAATTTCTGAGTTAGGAAATGCATGATAATCCCAAGAACCAATTGATATAGATGGACTTGGTGGAAAAGTCCAAAATGTGTAATCTCCTACGCCAAAAGTAATTGTTCCTTTTGGACTTACATAAATATTATTTGTATAAACAGTTTCTCCCCATTTAAGGGGAGTATTTAAGTTCATTAAAAACGCTTGGTCGCCACCGTTTACCTGATAGGTGTCACAAGGTGCTGCATTTGCAAAAGAGTCTGTAGGTTTAAATACCAAAAGAGCTGCCAGTAAACTTGGCAGCAATAATAAAATACGTAATTTAATGTTTTTAAACAAGTAAAATCTCCCGCGTACAGGTTCTATTTTACTAAATTAATGAATGCTAAGTAAACCTAACTGATTTTCAGGGTCATATAAATTAAGTGCTTTAGTTTTTAATGTAACTACAGATTTTCTAGCATGATGACCACAGAAAAGTAATTCACCATTTATAAAAGTTGCAGATACTTGAGCTGCAGCAGAACATGCGTCACAACGGTCGTCAGACGTAAAGACTCTTTCTTGAGTCTTAGTTAGTTCCACCTTTTACCTCCGAGCCAGTTTCTATAATTTTAAACCCAACTTCTCTATCATAAAGGGCGTAATCCATAGAAACAATATCAAAACGTTCACGCAGACAATCTAATACAAAGTCTTTGTCTAAATCACCACAGGTGTATAAATCAAATTGTAATACAGATGGGTCTTTTTCATCCCAAATATGAAAAGCAATGTGTGAAGTTTCAATCATTACAATAGCGGTTAGTCCACGATTACCTGGAACGTCTACATAAGAAGCAAATGGGCCTCTAACAATTTTCATTTTAATTTGATGAACTAGATGAATAAGAAATTTAATAGCATCTTCTTCAGATTTAATTGGGTCTTGAACTTTAGCGTTTATCAATAAATGTTTGTGTTGTAACACGGTTTATGCTCCTAGTTGTGGTTTATTACTTTTTACTTGCCTCGTACGCTTCACGCTTTGCTTTTAAGTCAGCAAAGTCTTTCTTTTTAGTACCACCATCATAACCCCAAGCATAGCCTGCGTCAATTAGGTGTTGGTTAAAAGAAGTCTCACTACCATCTATAAATAGATGACCTAGGATACGACCGTATTTCTCCGTAGAGTCTGGCAGCTCGGTCTTAATAACAATCCTTTTAATATTGTCTAGGGAATGCTTTAGATAGTCTTTAACAGCTAACCCTAATTCTTTTTCAAATTTATCAATAGTGCGACTTTCTGGGGTATCAATACCGGCTAAGCGAACTCTTTTGGTTAATGAAACATCAAATCCTAAATCAATGTCAACGTCTATAGTATCGCCGTCTACTACCTTGATAACTTTCTTTACATTATATTCGTACATTATTTCTCGTTTTCTTTCTTACCGGCTCTACGTTTGTTTTCTTTAGCGGTATTTTTGCTACGAGAAATGGCTCGAAGATTACCTTTAGAGTCGTTATTGTGGTTATTGTCTTTATGGTCAACAGTAATATCTTTAGATTTAATTTTGCCGTTCTTAGACTCATAGTCAGCACGGGCTTTGTTCTTAGAAGTAGTAACCCATTTACCGCCTACCTTTTTCTTGTAAACATAAATAGGGCGACCACCATTAGCTTTAGAACCTTTGTAAGGTCCAAATTTTTTTGTTTCAGCCATTGTTAGATAAGAGCTTGTCGTGCTTCGTCGTTATCTTGAGCGCCTCTTGTAAATTCAGTCATGCTTCTTCCAGCGTTCATTCCCATATTAAAAGCTGCGCCTTGTGCATAATTCTTTACACCGCTTTTAATTACGCTTTGTGCAGTTGTTTTTGAAAATTGTGCGCCAACGGATTTTGCAACTGTTGGCCCAACTATTCTTGCTGCAATTGCTGCTAGTGGCAACATACTTACCTCATATCCATATTGCGTTTTGAACGGTTTAAAATATCTTTTGAATTCTCATTAAGCATATAGCCTTGATAGCTTGGTCGAGGTCCCGAAAACATTCCTTTATTAATATTACGCCACTGTGAAGTAGAAAGTTTTTTTGACGCGGGTAAATTTTGTGTAACTACACCGCTTCGGTATGCGCGGGTTGCACCTAATGCTGGGTCGTAAATCATCTTTTAGCTCTCTTCATTAAATCTCCGCTAATTGGTTGGTTTACTAAATCAGAAACTTTGCGTGTGTCTGTTCCTTTAGCAAGTCTGTAGGTATGCACATCTTCTGCAGTTGGCATTCCTGTTTCTTCTCTGTGGGAAGCGTCTTTAGCACGTCTTACTAGTTCAGTATCGTCTTGACCTTTTCTAAAGATAACTTGACGAGATTCTTTACCGTTTCTAGCTCTCACTAGTATCCGCCTTTACCTTTTAACTTTCCTGAAGACTTGCCTTTTTTACCTTTAGGAATGTAATCTCCACTGATTGGTTGAGACTGCCCTCTTTGATTTAAAGCTTCTAAAGTACTAACTCTAGGGTTAATTGCAAATACTGCATTAGTTCTATTTCCTAATTCAAATTCAACTTGTCTTGACATTAGTCTTTATTCCAATCGAAGAGTGGTGTTTCTTTTTCTACTTTGTTTAAATTTTCTTTTAATTGTGTTTTACGTTGCAATGCTTTGAAAGCAGGATGATTTGAACCAGGAGCAGTCATTCCTTCTTTACGCGCACGAAACTGTGCTAAGTCTACTACTTTATCAAATTGGCTACTGTGTTCCATGTCTTTAATTATTGCAGATTTTTAAAGCTATTCGGGGGTTAATGACTTAAGGTGTTCGTCTTGCGCATTGTCCAGCAGATTTAGCAGAATTAGCGAATTATGCTTGTGGTAGCGAACAAAATGAACGTACCAGCCCACATAGCTCTTTATGCCCATAGCACAGCCATTGTTCAAATCCTGATAGACGAGGTGAGCAAATTTACCCACATCGTCTTTACGGTACTCTTGTTCCAAGAGCCAAGTTGTAAACATATAAGCAAAATATCACAAACCCCCGAATATGCTAGGCTTAAGGTATGTCAGAAGAAGAATTAAATAAGATATTAGAGCTTTTAGGCAAGGCTATGAAAGAGAGACTGGAGGAATCCCAAGCATGGGACAAGTAACCCCCAACGCATTCTGCCCACATTGCAACAAAAGCACAAAAATGTTATCCCCCAAAGAAGTTGTCAAAGAGAAATTCACTATGGTCTTAGGTACTTGCCAAGATTGTGGAAACCGCTCATTCATTATCAAATCGGCTACTGCCCACTAAATTAACCTTTTAGTCATCCGTAAAGCCTGGCGGGCATGTCCGATTTGTCCGTATTTAAGGGTGGGGGGTATGAGACCGAACATGTGTTCGATTATAACAATTTGATAACGTCTCTAGTATTGTCGGCTAGTGGGTGTATCTTAGATACATGAAGCAAAAGTTGTTTCATAGTTAGGGGTTAGCATGACATATATTCCGTATCAAACCCGTATGCTCATGGCAGGTGACAGCCTACCATGTCCGTATTGTTCCACACCATTAACCATTGAACAATATCAAGATGGTTATCGTGTGGGGTTACCTGAACACTTAGAGTCTGGCGAGTGCCATGTCAATAGTGTTAATGAGGCAATTGAGGAACGCAAGTTTGACCCGACTGGGGGTGTGTAATGCCTGTTACATATCTCCACGACGATATCCTCGAATGTCCTAATTGTCTACACACTTGGGACTATGACGCACGCAATAGTGGCGAGCACGAGATTGTCACTATCAATTGCCCACAATGCAATGAACCTAATCAGTATGAGACTGACGAGGTTGATATCCCTTACGGAGACGACTACCTATGAAACTAACCAAAAGAGGCGAGTTCGTAGTGTGGTATGTAGTTCCGATAGTAATAGGGTTAGTAATAGGACTAGCCCTAACTAATTTCAACTGGTACTAAGAAAAGGACAAGCAATGACTAAAAGAATAAACGCCCGACTAGCAATGAATGAGATAGTACACAAGCGTGAATTTAACGCTGGTAATTTCTGGGGCAAGTGGTCAGACGACGAGGGACAAGGCGAATACCAAGTCTATTCATATCGTCAATGTATCGGCACTTATTACTTAGCCGATGAAAAGTGGATACTAGATACCCAAAAGTATTCAATGACTACAAGCAAGCACCAAAACTATCTCAAGCGTGCAGTTAACACGCCAGACTTGGCGCTGGTATGAACTCACAATGTAAGCAATGTGGAAGTGAGGGCGACCTACTAGTCGCCCTCACTAAACACAAGATATGTGGCAAGTGCACACGCATTAGACACAAGCAAGCAATGGGTGAGATTGATAACCTTATTGCTAATCTAAACAAGCAAGGCGAATTGTTAGACCAACTCTATGGAAAGGACAACAAGTGAAAACCAAGGAAGTAATAGATGTATTCGAGTGCGAGGGTTGTAAGACCAACCTAGATATAGATGATGTAGTCGGTCGTATTACATACATGAATGGACTCTATGGGTTCTGGTGCTTTACATGTTGGAGTAACCGATGAACTACGCACCTGACACAATCGAGCGCATGCTACATATTGTGCAAGATAATATGGAAGCTGACCCAAGGTTACAGATAGTATCTAACTTGTTAGATGACTTACTACTACGAGGCGTGATAGACATAATCACACCAGGTGGTATAGTTGATAACGAAATAGAAAAAGGTTTCTGCTAACCCCGGAAAACAACAAGGCCGCCCTCACGGGCGGCTTTTTTGTTTGTGTTGGGGCTATGGGGCTGGGCTGCTGTTAAAGCATTTGCCCACAGCCCCATAGCCCCAACACAAACATACGGGGCAATTATAACGATTCGATAACATCTTCAAATGAGAGTACTAAGACTGACATACTTAATGTATGAGAGTAACACGGCGTTACATCATAGAAAGGACAACATCTCATGCATGACTTAGAGATGAACGGCAACGACGTTGCCTTCGCACTACGAGGTGAGCCAGCATGGCATGGCCTCGGCACTCTCTTCGATAAGGACGCTGACATTAAGACAGCCGACATGTTGAAGACAGCGCACCTAGATAACTGGAACGTACAGTTAGAACAGGTCGCTCTGCCCGACGGTTATCGTAATACTAAGGATAACTATTTTGTTACACGCACTAACCCATTCGATAGTGGCACTGACGTGCTCGCTGTCGTAGGTGAGCGCTACAAGGTATTACAGAACGAACAACTGTTCGATTTTGGCGATGCCTTACTTGACGGTGGTGCTAAGTGGGAGAGCGCAGGCTCAATCAAAGACGGCCGTGTGGTATTCGGTTCATTAACCGTACCTCGCGAATTCATCTTAGACCCCAAGGGCGCTAATGATAAGACTGTTACTTATCTTCTAGTGCACACATCACATGACGGCTCAACAGCCGTACAAGCCAACATCACACCAGTGAGAGTGGTTTGCCAGAACACACTGAACATGGCATTGAAAGGTTCAAAGCAATCTTTCAAGATACGTCACACAGCCACAGTTCAAGGTAAGTTAGACCTAGCACGCACAGCACTAGGCCTGACATTCAACCACATGGACACATTCGAGGCACTAGCCAAGAAAATGTTCGAGCACAAGGTAACACCTAAAGTGTTCAATGACGTAGTCACAGCGCTGTATCCTAAGCCTGATACTACACCCGCTGCTTTAACTAAGTGGCAAAATAAAATGGACTTGATTGGTGATATCTATAACGTGTCACCTACCAACGCCAACATTAAGGGCACAGCATGGGGATTGTTTAATACCCTAACTGAGCGCTTAGATTACTTCCGCGTCGGGCGGAAAGGCACGCAAGAAGGAGTACTTGCTGCCGCCTCTGGCTTTGACCCCGTGGTCAATGCTGAAAAGGCAAGGATACTCACAGCAGTAGGCTCCCTAGTAGCCTAGTGCAACTGGGGGCGTGAAAGCGCCCCCAACCTAACAACCCTATTAGAAAGGACAATACATGTTTGACTTAGACCCACGCATCGTTATGGCTGACGTTTATAAACAGTACAGACGAGCAGGTAAAAGTACAGACGAGTTCACTAAAGAAATTAACGAGTGCGAGGGACCAGATGACGCAATCCGTATCTGTTACTCATACTTAAGTGAACTTGAAAACGCTTAATAAAAAATTAGCCCTCACCTTAATCGGTGGGGGCTTTTTTATTTTAACAAGATAGTTTGTG